ATGAGCATTGTTAAAAAAGTGCAGTCAATGTTTTCATCGGATACTGACGCCATCCGAACAGCAAAGCAGCTTCCGACAGCGTATATTGCGTCAATAGGCGTCGATTTTATGGATATCCAAGATCCTGAAAGTGATGGTGATTGGTTAGGATTGGGCGATCCGCTCCCACTATCAAGCATTACCGAAATCAATACTGAGACAGGAGACTTTGTTTTTAACTACATCGTCCTGAGTGAAAACCCTGACGTCTTCGAGAAATTTTCTACTGCGATGAAGGTCGAAGAAATTGACAGTGGATATGTTTTTTACACGGCAGGAGAAAGCCTGTCTGTTCCATGTAACTGTGATTCATCTCTTCTGCAACCAGTCATCAACCTAGCAAAACGCCACTCTAAAAAATCGTAAATACAAATCATAGACAGGCATCATCCGGGCTCAAAATGACAAACCCCGCTCAAAGGCGGGGCCAGTTCACAGCGACAGGTTGAGCTGATCACGCCCATAGTGGGACGTGGGGAAGGCGTCTTGCGGGATAAAGTCGGGCGGTAATTCTTCGCGCGGGCCGCGCTTTGTTACCAGCTTTTCAACGCTGTTTAGCGTCGTGAACGTGATACTGCATTCGAAATTCTGACACTGATGATATTGGCGTATCGTCATTTCACTGAGACGGCGACTGGTGCGGGTGCGAGCCATAGCACCGCAGATCGGGCAAACAAACATGATGGCCTCCCATGGCGGGAGTTGAACTCCCCGTTATTATGGCCGTCACTTCTCACTTTCTGCAATCCATTCAGGTATTTTAGCCTCCAGTTCCAGCCGTGTGGTAAAGCCGTTCCCGTCGATCGAATGGCTCGCCCTGGCGATGATCCAATCCTGATTATCAATATCCGTTTTAAATCCTGATACCGTGCCGTGCTGCTCCGGGTATAAATCGGCGCGGCCGTAGGCCAGGGTAAGGGTAAATTCAGCGGCGCCGCGTTTGAGCTGCTGCCATTTTGCGGCCGCGGCCCGTTTGGCGGCCGTTTCGTTATTGTAGGTTTTGCGCAGGACATAGACGTTGCCGTCGGCACCCTCGATGTAATCACCCTCGCGGCTGCTGCTGCGTTGCACTTTCATTTTCGCCGGCTTGCGGGCCTTCACCGTGACCTTTTTCTTTTTCCCGAATTCCAAATCGAGCCAGTACGCGCGCACGCCGGTATAGGCATCACGATCGGCAATGCGGAAGGCGTGACGATCGCCGCTGCTGCGGGTGATGGCGAAGGAGGGGAGCGCCTTGCCATTGGCGCTGACACCGCCGCCGGGCAGGATAAACAGCAGACTGCCATTTTTCACCGTGGCTATGGCACCCAGCATTTCGGCCATGCGCGTCAGGAAGGACATATCGCTTTCCTGCGTCTGGTCGGCGTGGTCGATCTCCACCTCCATGAGCTGCTGCGAGATGATGGCCTTCAGGTTGTAGCGCCGGGCGATCGCTGACACCACCCGCTCTACGGTGACGTCATGCCAGGACACCTCGCGCTTGACGTTGAACTCATCGCGAAAATCGGCGCTGCGTGCGGTGATCGTCAGCGTATCAGGCGGCCCGGCATGCGCCACTTCATCGACGATAAAAATTCCTTTGTAAACCAGCGCTTCACCGTGCCAGCCCATCGACGCGGACACCTCGGCGCCGCGCGGCGGCAGCTGCAGCTGGCCGTCAGTATCGTCCACGGTGATCGTCAGCTCGTCGGCCTCAAAGCCGCGGTTGTCGGTCATCTCCAGCGACAAGACGCGCTCATCCAGCCTAGTTAGCTCCTTGCCGCCAAGCATGACACTGAACGCCGGCACGCGCGACAGCTCCGTCTGGTAATCGTTGAACGTGCTGGCGCCGCCACCCAGCAGTGATTTGGCTTTGTCGATCGCGTCAGTAGTCAGTGCCATGGCTCCCCCTTTGGCGCTGATGGTTTCATGTGCGCGCGACGGGGAAAACCACGCGTTGTTGTCGCCGTCGGATGACAACCAGCGCCGCGTGTTGCGCCGGCGTTTTTCGGCGAATATCACCACGAACTCACAAGCATGATGGCGGTACAGTATGACCGACAATTTCTTCCATGGTGCGCGCGTCAAGGAAAACACCGACCTGCAGACTGCGATCAATGACGTTGACTCAACGGTCATTGGTCTGGTCGCGGTGGCGGATGATGCCGACGCAACCACTTTCCCGTTAGACACGCCGGTGCTGATCACGCGAGTAATCAGCGTACTCGGCAAGGCCGGTAAAACCGGTTCGCTCTATAAATCCCTGAAGGCCATTTCCGACCAGGTCAGCACCCGCGTGATCGTGGTACGCGTGGCTGCGGCCGGCACTGAAGACGGCGCGAAGACGCAGTCGCAGCTGATTATCGGCGGTTCCCAGGCGGACGGCAGTTATACCGGCATGTTCGCGCTTTTGACCGCCGAGCAGAAAGTCGGTTACCGGCCGCGCATTCTTGGCGTGCCGATGTACGACACGCAGGAAGTTACGGCACAGCTGCGGGTGATTGCCAAACAGCTGCGGGCGTTTTCCTACAGCTATTGCGACGGCTGCGAGACGATCGCCGAGGCCAAAACCTATCGCCAGCAGTTTGCCGAGCGTGAGGGTATGCTGATTTGGCCGAATTTCATCGCCTATAACCCGGAGAGTGGCAAGAACGAAGAATTTCCGGCGGTGGCGTATGCGCTGGGGATGCGTGCGAAGATCGACAACGAGCAGGGCTGGCATAAGTCGCTGTCAAACGTGGCGGTCAGCAACGTGCTCGGCATTTCCAAAGACGTCTTTTGGGCGCTGCAGGCGGAGGACTCCGACGCCAACGAGCTGAACGCCAACGAAGTCACCACGCTGATTAAGCGTGACGGCTTCCGCTTCTGGGGCAACCGCACCACGGACAAAGACGAGTACATCTTCGAGGTGTACACCCGTACCGCGCAGATCCTGGCGGACACCATCGCGGAGGCGCAATTTACCACTGTAGACAGTCCGCTTACGCCGGCAAACGTCAAGGATGTGGTCAGCGGTATCAATGCCAAGCTGCAGGGGCTGGTCACTGCCGGCCGGTTGATTGGCGCCGCGTGCTGGTTCGATATCGTCGATAACCCAACAACCAGCATTCGCCAGGGTAAGGCGGTCGTGCGTTACAACTACAGCCCGGTGCCGCCACTTGAAGATCTGGCCATGATCCAGACCTTCACCGATCAATACTACGAAGCGGCCTTCGCGTCGCTGGGAGGGGCATAAGTGGCTATCCCTAAAAAGCTTCGGTTGTTCACGCTGTATGTGGACGGCACAAACCACATCGGCAAGATCCCCAGCGTCACATTGCCAAAAGTCACCCGTAAGACGGAGGACTATCAGGGCGGCGGCATGCAAGGCGCCGTAGCGGTAGACCTCGGCCTAGACGGCGGCGCGCTCGATGCGTCGATGGTGGTCGGCGGCGTCGTTGAAGAGCTGATCCTCAAGTACGGCGGCGATATTGACGAAATGCGCCTGCGCTTCGTCGGTGAAATCTACAGCGGCGGCACCAGTTCGCTGATGGAAGTGGAAATGCGCGGCCGCATCACCGAAATCGATCCGGGTGAGGCCAAGCAGGGCGATGACACCAACCACACCTACGCCATCAAGAACACCTACTACAAGCTGTCGGTGGATGATAAGGCGCTGCTGGAAATCGACCTGTTGAACTTTATCTACAAGCGCGACGGGAAAAACCTGTACCCCGATCGCATTGTATCAGCCCTCGGCCTTGGCGGCTGATCGTTAACCCTAAACCTACTTTGAAGGCGGCACGCGTGGCCGCCTGGAGAACATGCACATGTCCGTAACGCTCACCACGCCGATTAAACGCGGCAACAGCGAGATCACCACTGTCACCATCACCGACACCATTAAACAAGCCGGTTCGCTGCGTGGTCTGCGCCTGGTCGACGTGCTCAACTTCGACTATGACGCCGTTTCAACGCTGCTAACGCGCGTCACTGCGCCGGCACTGACCGCCGCCGAGATCGCCACGCTGGATACCGGTGACTTTGTGGCGTTCATTGAAGAGATGACGCCTTTTTTGACCAAAGCGGCGCCGTCCGTACCGAACGTGGCGGAGACGGGGAACAAGTAAGGGAACCGCTTTTTGTCAGCGTTGACGACCTCATCGCTGACATTGCTGTAGTTTTTCACTGGCCGCCCTCCGAGATGTACGGCATGGAGCTGCGCGAGCTGATGGCATGGCGCCAGCGCGCCGCCATCCGCAGCGGCAACCATGACGATGACGAGGATGACCATGGATCTTAGTATTCGCGTCGCGTTCAACGCGATCGACAAGCTCACCCGCCCGGTTAAAGCCGCTAGCAAAGCTGTTAGCGGCCTTTCTGACTCCCTCAAGAAAACGCAAAACGCCGTTAAAGACCTGGACAAGCAAGCCGCCAGCTTTGACCGCCTGCGCTCGCAGGCCAACGACACGGCACAGAAGATCAACCGTGCGAAGCGCGAGTTTAACGGACTGAATCAGACCGTTAGAGAGGGCGGCCAACTGACCGACGCCCAGGCCGCGCACCTGGAAAACCTGCGCGGCAAGCTCACCCGACTGACGCAAACCTACAGCCAGCAAACGGCCAAGCTGCGAGAGGCGGCCCAGGCGGTACGGCAGCATGGCGTCAACCTGTCCGCCGGCAGCGGTGCGGTACAAAGCGCCATCCGACGAACAGAACAATATAACCAGCAGCTTGAGCGCGAGCGGCGGCAGCTGGCCGCCGTTACCCAGGCGCAAGCCGGCTACACCCGCGCCAAAGATGCCGCCGGCAAACTGCGCGGCGCCGGCATGGGGATGGTTGCCGGGGCATCGGTTGCCGGGTATACCGGCGGCCGCTTCCTGGCGCCGGCCGTGGGATTCGATGCCGAAATGTCGCGCGTGCAGGCGCTGACGCGACTGGATAAAAGCTCCTCGCAGCTGGCCGACCTGCGCGCCCAGGCGAAAAAGCTCGGCGCCGAAACGGCATTTACCACCCGCGACGCCGCCAGCGGGCAGGCGTTCCTGGCGATGGCCGGCTTTACGCCGCAGGCGATTCAGGCCGCGTTACCTGGCGTACTCAACATGGCGCTGGCCGGCGGGATGGATCTCGGTGAGTCCGCAGATATCAGTTCGAACATCCTTTCACAGTTCCGCCTCGATCCGAAGGAAATGGATCGCGTCAGTGACGTGCTGACAGGGGCGTTCACCCGCACCAACACCGATCTGCAGAACATCGGCGAGGCGATGAAGTACGCCGGTACGGGGTTATCTAACCTTGGCGTCAGCGTTGAGCAAACGACGGCGATGATCGGCGTGATGGCGAACGTGGGCCTGCGCGGCAGTATTGCCGGTACTGGGTTGCAAACCACGTTCTCACGCCTGGCCGCGCCAACGAAAAAGGCCAACGACGCGCTTAAGGAGTTGGGCGTCACCGTGGCCGACTCCACTGGCAAGATGCGTCCGGCCGAGGACGTTCTCACTGACCTTTACAAATCGATCAAGAAATACGGCGCCACCGATCAGCTCTCGTTCTTCAAGGATATCGCGGGCGAGGAAGCCGCGAAGTCATTCCAGGCGCTGGTTTTATCTGCCGGCAGCGGCGAGTTGCAGAAGTTGCTGGCCGATCTGAAGAAATCGCAGGGTGAGGCGCTGAAGGCCGCCAAGGTGATGGCGGATAACCTCGGCGGCGACCTGAAGGAGCTGGACTCCGCCTGGGAAGGCTTCCGCATCCAGATTGAAGAAACTGCCGACGGCCCGCTGCGCAAACTGACGCAGGGGTTGAGTGAAGCGATCAACGCCGCGAGCCAGTGGGTGAAAGAAAATCCGCGGCTGGCGCAATCCATTCTGTTGACTGCCGGCGCCGTCACCGCCCTGGTGGCTGCGCTGGGGATCGCCAGCCTGGCGACCGGCCTGCTGATTGGGCCGCTGGCTAAGCTGCGTTTGGGCTTCACGTTGCTGACGGGCGGGCGCGGTCTGATGGGAACCGTTAGCGCACTGCGGGGCTTCGTTGGCGCCGGCGGCAACGCCATGGCAAGGATCAGCGGCTGGTCGCGCGTGCTGGCTTCGCTCTCTGGTGGTTTCCGTGGGCTGCTTGGCTCACTGGCGCCGCTGCGCAGCATGCTGATGGGCGTATTTATGGCGCCGTCGGCAGCGCTGGGTTCATTGGTGCGTGGTGTGATGGGGCTGGCGCTACGGCTGACGGGCCTGTCAACGCTATGGGGCATTCTCACCGGTGCTATTTCAGCGCTGGGGGCGGCGCTGTCGTTCCTGCTGAGTCCGATCGGGTTGATTGGCGCCGCCTTTGTCGCGGCCGGCGTACTGATTTGGAAATATTGGGAGCCGATCAAGGCGTTCTTTGTCGGCTTTGGTTCAGGCGTCATGGCGGCGCTGGCGCCGCTGCGTGAAGCGTTTGCCCGTATCGCGCCGATCTTTGGCGTGATTGGTGATGCCCTCGGCCGCGTGTGGGACTGGTTCACCAAGTTGCTGACGCCTATGCAGACCAGCAAAGACACGCTGGACAAATGCGCCAGTGCCGGCGAGACGTTCGGGCGGGTGTTCGGCACCGCGCTGCAGGTGCTGCTGTACCCGCTGTCAAAACTGATGGATGGCGTGGGCTGGTTGCTGGAGAAAATGGGCCTCATCCCGGATGGCATCGAGCAGGCCAGGCGCAAGGCTGAAGAGCTGCGCAATCAGCCCGCGATGTGGGAATGGGATCCGCAGCAGAAAAAAATGGTGAAGAAGGGGTGGAGCTGGGCCGGCCCCGGCCTGCCGACGGGCCCGGCAACGGTCGATCCGAAGCTGGGCGGCTCGCCACCCCCGGCACTGACTGGCGACACGGGCACGCTACGCCGCCTGAACGAGATCGCCGGCAATACCAAGGCGACCGCCGACAATACCAACGCCACCAAACGCATCGGGCCGGGGGATATCGTCTTCAAAAATCTGCCGCGCGCGCTGGCACTGCGTGGGGCGTACCAGGAAGCGCGGGTGATGCCGCAACCGGTGCCGCGCGTGGCGGCCGCTGCCGGTGGCGGGGTGCTCTCGGTGCCGTCGGCGTCACAGCCGGCCGCGATGGCGCCCGTGTCCGCGCCTGGCGGCGGTGGGCCCTTCTTCCAGTTGGTCTTTAACGACGTCGGCCAGCGTTCGGATCAGGAGCTGGAACGGATGGTGCGCAGCGCAGTGCGTGATGCGATGGCCAGCACAGTCAGGGGTAACCGCGGGTCATTCCGCGATCGAGATTAACGGGAGTCAAAATTATGATGATGGTATTCGGGATGTTCGTTTTTACGCTGCGCACGGCACCTTATCAGCAGCTGCGCCATTCGCAGGACTGGCGTCACGTCAAGAACGATCGCATTAACCAGTCTGCCGGCTGGCAGTATATCGGGGCAGGGGATGACAGTATCACGCTTGATGGCGTGCTCTACCCGGAGATCACCGGCGGAAATCTGTCGCTGTCGAGCCTGGAAACGATTGGCTTTACCGGCCGGCCCTGGCCGCTGATCGAGGGGGATGGGCGAATTTACGGCATGTACGTGATGACGCGGTTAGAACGGGGTAAGTCGGAGTTTGACCGCTACGGCAACCCGAAAAAAATCGAGTTCTCTATCAGCCTGAGCCGTGTCGACAGCGATTTTCGCGAGAAGCTGCAAACGACGTCGGCGAGTGACGTGCTCGGCGAGCTGCGCACCAGCGCCAGCCGGGCGATCAACTCGGTGACAAAATCGGTAAACGGTCTGTTTGGGTGAGGTATAGCGCGATCTGACTGTACTCGATACCGGCAGATATAGACGGCGCCGGCTGTACTGCAGGAGAAGAATAAGCCCCGTGAGGGGCTTTGTTTTTTGCTGCTTGGTCAGGCTACGCGGTGCCACAGCATTTGCAGCTTATGGCGCTCGACAACGTTGATCGCCTGGCCCTGGCCGAGCGCTTCGGTTTGCGCCCAAATGGTGTGAGCGTGCGCCGGCATATCAACATCATGCTCGTGATCGCCGTTTTCGCTCGTCCAGTTCAGCGTGTGTGCGCCGTCGTTATCGGTACCTGATATTGTCGAGCCATATTGTTGCCCAGGCCCTCGCATCCCACCCTGGTGCGCGTGCCTGCCCGCCATTTTGGCCTTTAGTGTTTGCGCCCCTTGCTCGCTTGTGCTTCCCGATACATTCAGCACAGATTGTGGCAGGTTGGCGCGCGTGATGCTCACCGTATCGCTACCGCCCTGAGTGCCAACGTCTGAACCGTCCGCTTTTGCCGTTCTGATCGTCAGGTGTTCGCCGGCATACTCCCATGTTGACCACGGCCATTTAGTGTTAGGGTTCACGTTCTGATTGAACAGGCGCGACGAGCCGACAGGGTTGTCTTGCTCCCAGGCGTCGCGGATTGCCGTCTTTACCGCTGCGGCGATCGCCTTGTTTACGCTTTCGCTCAGCTCGTCGATCGCTTCGTCCGTGTAGTCCTTGGCCGCGTCTTCTGCACCCTTGACGTCCTCGGCGGTTGCCAAAATCACCGACGGATCGGCAATCAGCTCCACAGCTGCTGTACTGCTGACCTTCAGCTGCATCCTGATGATCTGAAAACGTCCCGAACCTTCAGCCAGCAGTGGCTTATACGTCTCCGGCATGTTGCCGACCGCCAGGCATGCGCCATCAACAGCATAGAGCGCCAGCTCACGCAGCCAGAAGCCGCCGATTTGCGGTGGCATGATCATTTCTGCTTCGATGACGCTGGCGTCCGAATAGGAGATCTCAAGGCGGTTCAGCGGCCCGCGAAACTGTTCGTTGATCAGACCGTCTTTCAAAACGCCTGATGCCGGCAATTTTCCCGCCCCGTCGCCGACGCCCATTTCCGCAAATCCGACGGGAATTCCCGTTGCAGCGGCGTTTGCTAAACGTTCCGCGCCGATTGCGGTTATTGTCGTGCTAAAGCGTTTATTCATTCGCCACCCGCTATTTCAGTTTTGACATGAATTCGGTCAGCAGCGCGTTGATTTTTGCCAGCGCCGCTGGGTCTTCGTGTGCTGCAATATCCGGCAGCGTGATTGATAGCGCGAAATCAAACGTTCCCGGCAGTTGTGCGCCGGCAACGCCGGCCCCGCCGATGGCGATTCTTTTGGCGTTAGCTGCTTTCGACAGCGTACCCGTAACAGGGCCGGGCTTCGTGACTTGCTCGCCGTTAATATAAAAAACGGCCTGGGGGCGGAGCAGGCTGTATGAAATAACGCAGGAGAACCAGCCGATATTTTTTACAGGCTTTGTTGAGTTGATTTGGTTGTCCGGATAGCGTTGCAGATAGCGCATAGCTGAATCGTCAGGCCGATCAACAAACAGCATCAGCGGGCGCGCGTCGGCCGCCTGGCTGCCGACGATCACATCAACGTTACCCGGTACCGCGCGGCAAACAGTGATTAACGTTTGAACATCGTTACTGCCGAATACATCAACGTTGCCCAACATCGGAGTTTTGTTGAAACTCAATGCTGAAATGCCTGCATTGATGATTTTTGGTGCAGCGCCGGCCGGGGTTAAAACATCGCTGTTTGCGCGGTCAATTAGGCCGGTAACCCGTCCCGCTGGATCCGTTCTGATAAATCGTTCTCCTGTTTCTATCCAGCTCGAAACGCCCATGTTAAACAGATCGTCTTCAGCCTGGGTGGTGCGAAAGACTGGGATATTCCCGCCCGAAAATGCCGTTTTTGAATTGGTGCGCGTCAATAACATGGTATCCCCTTACTTTGATCTAATAATGAATGATGGGCACCAGTTGTGTGTTTTTACTGATGCATCGTAGATGTTTTGATGTGCTGCGCTATCACGCAGACAACCGCGCGCGCCGGTTATCGGCCCGGCGTGATCGCTGTCAGCTTGTTTTTTCATCGCATAGGCGAGACGCCATGATTTGCCCGCCGCTTTACTCAGCGTGATATCAATGCAATCTTCGCCACTGACCGCAACATTTTTAATTGATGGTGGTGATGACGAGTAATCATCAAAGTCAAAGCCGAAATTATCTAACTTATCAATTGATATTGTTCCCGATGTGTCAATAACAATCGGTTGGTATTGCAATGAAATCCGCAGGCGCAGCGTTGTTTCGTTCAGCCACATATATTCCGCTGGCTTCATTGGGGTATATGATGCGCCGAATATCTCATTTACCGTTGCGATGGATAGACACTGGCCGAGGTAATTCCGCCCCCATGAGTTCATATGGACGCGATCTGACATCGGATATTGATAGATAGGGCCTGCGGGAATGATCCTGCCTTCCCGCAATAGCTGCGCTTCTTTAATCGGTTGCCGCCATAGCCCTTCTGGATATTCGCTTGGCCACGAAATCTGGTTGATAAAAAAAACGGGGTCTTCAGTCTGTCCGGTGATCGCTTTAATATCATCCGTCTTATACCGTTGAAGCTGCCGTAGTTGTGACTCGTATTCATCCCGCGTGCGTGCTGTGATGGCAACTTCATTTTCTCCCTGCATCCATCGAACAGCAGCGACGACCGGACGCCGGCCGCGTGCAGTAATCATGTCAACGGCAGACTGCAATGCCTGTTGAAACTGTCGGTATGTTTGCTGCCCGCGTGTCAGCTGGTAATACTGCTGGCCGCCCATGCTGGCATTGATGGCGAGGATTGTCGGTCGCTGCCCCGTCAGTGCTTCAACATCGCGGATTGTATGATTAACCCATGATGAACACGATGTTTCGCTGGCGACGCCGTCCTGAGTTTCGATCAGCGGAATCAGGCTGGTCGCTGGTGTATTGGTGGCACGCACGCCTGTGTTGAGCATTAACGCATGCTGTGGGTAAATCGGCGTTCCGGCAATCGTGGGGATCCCGCCGGAACCTTCGCCTCGGGCGTTAGATTGTCCCGCGTCCAAAAATATATAAATAACGGCCGGATCTGGCGCATAAAACGATGACGCCTGGCCGAGATAGGTTTTTTGCTGTCCGCTATAAATATGCGCGTCAGATACACTCTGCGCTGAAATGTCGGTTATTTTTTTAAATTCACCATCGTATGAATAAACGTTACCGCCTCTGACGGTCGCATCCAGAACAGCGCCTGTTTTCACGTCTACCGTAAGTTGCGCGACTGGCTGACCATCAACAAAACCGTATGAAAGAGCGCGCTGCTTTCCGCCGATATCTGGTTTCACTTCGATCAATGTTTTACCGTCGCTGATAAAGCTGGCCGTATCGGTTGACAGTGAAATAATATCGCCATCCCGATTTGTTAACATTTGCCTGACCAGCGCGCCGTTATAGAAGCCAAACGACAGAGTTTTAATCTCTCTATAACTCAGCTCTGACAATGATTTCATACCGTGCCTTGTCGCGACATACACATCGCCATTCTCGGTTGTCATTGAAATGACATTACCCTCATTGTCTGATGCGGCTGATGTAACAGAATAACCATCATGAAAACCTTGAGATAGGGCCGCATTTCTGGTTTTTAATTCTATTTCTTCCGTATATCGCTGATTGGGTTGTGAGGTGACAAACTCGGCCACGCCGGCGGCATTTTTGTAGTAAATAAATGCGACGGTCAGGCCCGCGTTATCAGGTATTGCTACGCGAAATAGTTTTCCGTCTATGGTGCCGGCCAGTCCGGCTTTGGTGCCGTCCGGATCGTTTTCTGATGGGTAGAACGTTGATTCATTGCCATCACGAATGGATTCTATCGCCTCTTTTAAATACTGCGTCCTGCTTGCCAGCTGGCTGGCTTGTATATTGGCAATGCCATTATTACCGCCAGAAACCGTATCGCCGCGCTTAATTTGATAGATGCTATCGTTCCAGCTTGAATGCTCTGTGATTTTTGTCATTGTGATCGCCCTGAATAATGGTAATTGCCGCCAAAATTTGCCTGCCCGTTGTATTTGATGCTGTCGTCCGGCTCGTAGTCGGCCGGGTAAATGGTGACGATATCGCCGTCATGTACCGTAACGGCGGAGTAGATAACGCCAGTGACGGTAGTTGCTATGTTCATCTGCGCCATGTGGCGACTGACCGGTTTGGCATCCGCAACCAGGCGATTTAATTCGGCAAGCGTCTTTTCGGTGATGCCCACCTCGTTGACGTCGACCTCAAGCCGAAAGGTGCCCGGCCTATCGCCGGTGTCGAACCATTCGGCAAAGGTGGCCGTAAATCCCATGCTCTCAATCACCCGCCGCACGGCGGCGCGGGTGCCCTTACGGCGGTGTTGCCAGTAGGATTGCTGGATCGCCGCTATCTTTTTCTCTGCCGGCCAGTTCTTGTCCCAGCGGTCGACCGACAGCGCCCAGGCGAGATACGGCAACAACTCAACCGGGCAGGCGGTCGGTGTCCACAGCGTGCGCAGCGCGACGGTGATCGCCGACAACCGCGCAGTGACCGTTTCGGTGTGGCGCATCCAGGCACCGGCGGACGGGGGGAGCAGGGTGTTATTCATCCGTCCCGCCGTTCTCTACTGCATAGCCAATGTTGCGTGCGGCTTGCGTGTCGGAGATCTGCAGGTCAGTTGCCGGCGAACGCAGCACCACACGTTGCACCCCCTGCACATGCAGTGAGGCGGAGATCGCCGACCTGGCAACGTCACGCCCGATCTTCTTGTCGTTGTCGGCCAAAAAGCCACGCAGCGACGCCATGGCGGCGTTGATGATGGGCTCCGACTCCGGCCCCGGATACAGGAACAGCTCGGCATCAATCGAATAGTCGACGATATCCGCGCTGCGAACAGTCACGCGGTCGCCCAGCGGCCGCACTTCTTCATCGTTAACCGCGGCCGTCACGGCGGCCAGCAGCTCGGGCGAGGCGGTGCCGTCACCGTCGGTCGACAGAACGGCGATCACCACCTCCGCCGGCGCCGGGCTGGTTGCCCTGGCGTCGGCAACCTTGCCGCTGGCGCTGCGGGCAAAATATTCATACGCCGCCGACGGGCCGGCCACGCTCATGCCCTCGAACGCGGATTGCGCGCGCAGGCGCAGGGCTTCGTCACTTTCCATCACCGCATCGGACGTGTCCGTTTCCGGGGTGATCGTCAGGCGCTCGGTGTCGAGGTTGGCGGCCAGGTTGTCCAGGTCGGTGCCTTCGGCGTGGCTCAGCATGCAGGCGGCAGCCCCTTCGTTGATTCGCCGGCGCAACAGCAATTCGCGGTAGGCCATCGCCTGGGCGATCACGTTGAGCGGCTCAGACTCCAGCGACAGGGCGGCGGCAACCGACGCCTGCTGGTCAGCAGGGAAGGCGGCGATCATCACTGCCTTGACGTCAACGAGGATCGTCTCGAAGTCGAGCGGCTCGATGATCTGCGGCGATGGCAGTTGCGACAGGTCAATCGTTGGCATCGTTGTGGCTCCTTAACTCAATCGTCCCTGCGCTTTTCTCCATGTTCTCCGTCAGCATGCCGGCCATCTCGGCGGTGACGGCGCCGGTGGGTGAATAGCTGATGTTGATGGTGTCCAGCGCGAGGCGAGGCTCCCAGGCTGCCAGCGCGATCACGGTCGCGCTCATGAGCTGCAGACGGGTGACGTCGTTTTGCGGGCTGTCGAGCAGGTCTGGCACCAGCGAACCGTAGTTACGGCGCATGATGCGCGAACCGATGGGCGTCAGCAGAATGTCATTGGTTGACTGCCAGACGTGATCCGCATCGGTCAGCGTGCCGGTGCCGCTGTTATTCATGCCGCGATACTTCTCACTCATCGGGTGCCCTCCGTCCAGTCGCCGCCGCGCTGCACGCCGCCGTGGTCGTGATTGTCGACCTTCACGCCGTTCGACACGAAGGCGCCGCCGGTGTGATTGAAATCACCGTGCATCTCCCCGCCTTCGCTGACGTCGAATTGCCGGGTCTTCAGCAGGTTGGTGCATTCGACGACGGGCGAATCCAGGATCACTTTGACCTCGGCTGTTAATTTGGCTGTTTTGATGCCGCTGACTTCCAGCGCGCCGGCGTCGGCGTCATAACGGAATTTGGCGCCGTCCGGGGCGGTGATCACCATCTCGTTACGGGAGCCGCCGGGGGCGGGGTGATCGTTGCTGTACAGGCTGCCACCGATAATGGCCGTCTCCGGATTGCCGCCGATGCACAGCAGCCAGACCTGCTCGTCGAGCGACGGCGGCATCCAGATGTTGAATGCGCCGGCGCGCTGCGCATTCCAGCGCAGCCAGGTGGTATCTAACCCGCCGGTGGCGACGCGCACGCGCTTGTTGTCTTCGTCGATCGCCGTGACCACGCCAACGCGGATCAGGTTTTCCAGCAGGCGAATAAGTTCGGCCGCGTCCACTATTTCACCCTCAGCGAGTCAATGACCGAGCGGGCGATCGCCATGCGGTCGGCTTTGGTGATCCCCAGCACCTCGCGGCGTGGGTAGGACGCCATCGCGCCGGACTTGTTCACCCTGTCGCGCAGGCCGTACTGGTGCGTGCGCGCAATACGGCCCGCAACACCGGTAAAACCGACGGTGGCGCCGCCGGCATCGGCGCGCGCCTTCAGGAAGCGCGCGGTGCGCAACCGGCGAAACATCGGATCGGCCTTGGTGGTGTCCTTGCGCGTCTGGCTGAAGTTGATATCGAGGTAACGCTCGATATCCTCGCGATAGAATGAGCGGACGGCGCCACGGCCTTCATCGAAACCGGTCAGCATGCGGCCGCGGCTGCCCTTGGTTGCCCGCCAGTTTTTCAGGCGGCGGGTTTCGCCGTTCCAGATAAAGCCAATCCCGGCCTGTGAGTGCAGCACCTTGCGGCGGCGCTTCTCGAATTTTGAGCCGTCCGGGTTTTCCTGGCGTGCAATGCGCCGCGACTGGCTCTGGCGCAGCATGCGGCCGACTTCACGCGCGGTGCGTATACGCCCGGCGGGAGACATGCCGCCGAGAATATCGGCGAATACCTGATCCAGTTCATGAAATAGCGCGGCATCGGTCATGGCACCAGCTCCCCGTTATTCTCAGGATCGAACACGATTTGCCAGTCGCCGCCGTTGATGCGGGGCTTGTCTTCCGCCAGGTGCTGTGTAAGAAGCTTTCCATTTTGGCGTGTTACCATGACACGCTCCCAAATTGGCACCTTCAGCAACAGATCGGCAGTGTCGTCGTTTGCAATATCAGCTTCGAACTCAATGCTTTTGTTTTTATCCGGGTTCAATAGCAGGTCTGGCTGGTATTCCCATATCCATCCCAACAGTGGCAGCATCAGGTCATCTAGATCACCCGGGTAGTTCATCACGAATACCTGGAGCGGATAAACGTACATAAACGAAGGCTCGCCGGTCGCCTGGATTTCGATATGCCCCTTTTCAACAAAAACGGTGAACAGCTCAGGATTGGCCTTGCACCAGGCACTGGCCGCAGTCAGCGCGTCGCGCAGCAGTTCGGCTTTTTTCACTTCATCCCCCTGGCGATACGCCGTAGTTCGAGTTCTCGTATGGCCGCCTTATCGGCGTTGCAGGTGTCCAGCGCATCCAGCAGCCGATCCGCCCAGGGCGCCAGGCTGCCGTAAGTCATCGGTGACGGTGCTGCAGGCACATCAGTGTTTGCCGTCAGGCTGGCCGGCAAAGGCTCCTGAATAATCTGCGGCGCGGACTTCCGCGGCGCGTTTTTGCAGGCTGTCAGCGACAGCAACAGGCACAGGAGTAACGGCACACGTTTCGCCGTCCAGCGCAGTCTTGATGGTTTCACGTCGTTGCTCTCCATTGGTGCCGCGCTTCTCGCTCAGCTTCTTCATTCCGGCCTCAATCTCGCCGACGTCGGCACGCAGGGCGCGCACTTCGGCCAGCACATCCCCGGTTTGCTCGACGGCGCGCTCGGCAATATCGCGGCGCTGTTCGGCCAGTTCCCGCTGATGCTTCTGCCATCCCATCCCAGCCAGTGCCGCCAGGAACAGCAGGATCAATACCGCGGCCGCTTTCATTTGGCGCCCCTGAGTGCCGGGTCAGACAGGCACCAGGCTTTGAACTCTTCCCGACGGTTAACCAGCCCTTGCAGGCGTTTGCCGCCGGAGTTCACAAAGTCGGTCAGGCGCTGGCATACGCCGGGCCAGTTGCCCGCCTGCGCATATTTCCACAGCGTGGTGCGCTGCTTTTTGCCCTGGCGATCGGTGAACCAACTGATCCCGGTGCAACCCACGTTGAAACTGACGTCGGTCAGCGCCTCAAACACGAATTGCGGGGCGGCGGTGCCGTTAAAGTTGCTGTTGATACACTTTTCCGCGCGTACCAGGTCGTTTACCCAGCGCTCGGCGATCTCCGTTTCCGAGTACTGCCGATCTTCGACGCGGGTCGTTGAGCCCATGCCGATGGTTAGCACGCCGGCGGGGCAGTAGTAGGGCGTCTTGCGGCAGTCTTCATACTTCGCCATTTTTAACTGTGCCGCCTGGCTGGTGCGCACCTTCTCGGGCCACAGGGCACCGGCCAGCGCCACAATGGCGGCCACGCTGCAGGCGATAACGCTTTTTCGTCTCACCTGTGGCCCCCTTTCAGCTCGCTGATAAGCGCCTTCACATCCTGCCGGTTCTCGGCATCGCTGCGCACAGCGTCAACCAACTGCGCCAGCAGGGCGTTGGTGGTCGCCTGGCTGCGCGCCACCCGGCGGCGGTGGATTTCGCCCAGCGCTGCGGCGATAAGGCCGATCACCAGCCCGCCGGTCGCCAGCCATTCGCGCTGCGTCATCATGCCGATGCCCATCAGCACGGTGGAATAGGAGTAGATCACCCAGCTCCAGAGGCGGTCGATTACGTCCATAGCTGCACCGTCTCCTGTTGGGTTGAACGTTCGATCTCCGGCAGCTCGACCACCTGGCCGGCGGTCAAAAATATCTGTTCGGCGATCCCCGGGTTGGCGGCCAACACGATTTCGGTCACGCCTTGCGTGGTGCCGTAGTGTCGCTGGCACAGCAGATCCAGCGTGTCGCCCTGCATTGCTTGCACCTTCACTAAAATGCCTCCGCAAAATTGCGCACTTCGTCGCGAATATCGGCGATAGCCCAGCGGGCATCCCGCCACAGATCTGCCGTCTGCAGCGTCAACCCGGCGGCGCGTTTCTCGCCGGCGTCGCCGGTGGTGTCGACGTCGCGATAGTTCTCGATCAGCAGCGCACGGGTGATGCTGAATACCGCGCGGCGGTAGCGGTGGATCTTCACGCTCACGTCGTTGATTTGGCGGGCTGGCACAGTCTCCAGCGACGTGAAGCCGGCTTTCAGTTGGCTCGCTCGCCAGCCCGTCAGCTGGTCGATCACATGGCCTGTCGCCTCAATCGCGGCCTGCTTTAAGCGGGTGGTGGTCACCGCGCCGGTGATGCGCATCTCAAGGCGCACGTCTTTGAGCGCAATCGCGGGCCAGAAGGCGCCGGCGGTGATGGTCTCGCCGCCATCGTCGGTATCTGGCACATCGTCAGCGGCGGGGGTGACGGTACGCCCGGCAACAAGGCTCATGGCCCAATCTCCTCAAAAGGTGGCGGTGAGCGGGCGGGGAAAAGCACACGCGAAGCGCTGCAGATCTCCGCCCGCGCCGCCAGCGCACGGGGCGCAAGTCGTTTTATTCGGTGGCGTCCTGCCTGGCTTTCTTACCGGCGGCCTTGCCGGCGGGTTTTTTAGAGGCCGATGGCTTACGCGCGGTGCTGCTGCGCTGCCGGCGCGGGGTGGCCGGTACAGTCGTTTTTGATGCTGCTGCAGCGTCGGTTGTTGTCGCGGTGCCGGCGGTGTCGGCATCGTTATCGCCGGCGCCGCCGGTGTTCTGGCTGGCTTTCTTGACCTGGCGTGCCAGGCTCTCGATCGCTTTCCTAACGCCGGCGTTGGCGTCCAGTCTCAGCGCCTGCCGCAGTAGTTCCAGCGCCTTCGCCTGGGCGGCATCATTGCCACCTCGCAAGGCAAAGCCGCGCGCCTTGAACAGCTTGGCGAGCACGACGTCAGGCATATCCTTGCCATCGACGATTTGCGCGAGCTCGTCCAGCACCTGCAGGTGTGCGGTCAAATCGGTGCTCTCGTCGGCCTTGACCTGCACCAGAATGGGATCGCAAAGCTCTTCCACGAGGGCCGTCGCTGCCGTGCGGCGGAACAGGTCAGGCATCGCGAGGTTGTGCTCGATGACATAGCGGCCGATACGCACTGCGAGCGGATAATCGCCGGCGTCAATCGCCCAGATCATCAGGGTGACGATGACCTCGTCCTGCCGGCCGCTATTGCCGTCGAGCGTGCCTTCGATCCAGCCTTCATAGTGCGGAAGCAGCTGCTTTTTCATCTCCGCTTTCGCCTGGTCGGACTGCACGCGTTTGAGTGCACTCTGATCCATGCGCAGGCGGTGAAGGATTTGTTCATGCGCGGTGCGGGCGGCTTCTGTGAACTCCTCGGTCTTACCGTGGCGCTCCGCCATCACGCGCTGAAAATGTCGTTGTGCCGGTGTCAGCATTGTCCTGTCCCCAAAGGGGGGCGGGCAGGTGCCCGCCCGGGTGATTAACCGCCGTTCTCAGGCTGCGCGAAGGTGATGCCGTCGATAAAGGCGACGTTGCCGTAGTCCTCGACCACGAAGTCATCGTTCGATGACTGGTAGGTCGCGACGCGGTTGTACTCCGGTTCTTCCTTGATGGTTCGGCGCAGGCCGCCACGCTGGTAGTAAATCGACAGGTTCTTAAACGGCGTGATCAGGATGCCGTTGACCGGGAAGAACGGCGCGATAAAGGTCGGCATATTCCCGACGCGCTCCTGCGCAACAATGAGCTGACCGGCCAACATTTCGGTGTTCGGGTTGGTCTGGCTCATGGCGTTGATTGCCGGGAAATTGCTGGTCGTCAGCAGATCGCCGGCCAGGATCACCACGTTATCCGGGTTACGCTTGTGCCATTCGTCCATCAGGCTGTTTTTGGCGTCATACACCGCAGCCGATACGTTGCCGTAGGTGCCTTTGGTGATGATCTTGTTGTCCTCATCCCGCGAGGTGACCGTGATATTTGAAATAACGCGGTGCGGTGCTTCCTTACGGATTTTCTCAAGGAAGCCGATGCCGCAGTCCTGCAGCAGCGGGTTGGCGGCACGGTTGGATGGATCGGCGTAGCTGGTGCCGTTGAAACCGATCATGATGCGGTCAAGCGACATCTGGCGCGCCATTGCGCTGCTGATCAGCGGCTGGAAGTTAGGTTGATGCGCCCAGGCGTCCAACTGCTCATAGCTGATGCCGTAGTCGTAGTTGACCTTGCGGCACATGTAGTTGTACGGCTCCATTTTGCTGTTATCGGCCGGGTTGCGGCGCGTGGTGGTGCTGTTGTTCACACCGGCCAGCGGGCCTTTGCTGCCGATCAGCACTTTCTGGCCGATCTGTTGGGTCACGCCGAAGACGTTAATCTTGCTCAGGAAAGAGTCGCTTTCCTGCGCGGCGGCTTCCAGCTTCTGCTGCACCGTCGGATCGACAGCGAATTTTGCCGCGACGGCGGCCGGCGATACGCGGTTTAGCTGGGCCTGCCGACTGATGTACTGGTCGAACAGCTCGCGGGTAATGTTTTCCATGTTCGTTTCTCTTGTAGTGAATATCGATCAGGCGCTGGCTCAGTAGTCAGCCAACTGCGCGTTACCACCACCGCCGGCCGGCGGGCGACGGCTGAAGTTGCCGTCCGTGGTTACAACCTTCTGCTGCATCGCAGCCAGGTCAGCGGTCAACTTCGCGATGGCCTGCTTGTTGCTGGCGCTTTCCTGCGCGGTCGCGCTGAACTGGTCGGTCAAATCGGCTTGTGACTGCGCCACGGCTTCGACAGCCTGATGCACCTGGCTGAAGCGTTCATCGTCGGTTTTCTTGCCTTTGCCGAGGATGCCCATGACACGGTTGAACCACTGCTTACCCTCTTCGCTGCGCTGTGCTGCGAGTTCGATAACTTCAGCCTCAATGGCTTCGGTAAACATCGGTGGTTCTGCCTGCTGATTGTTGAAGGCCATGACCTGCGCACGTTGTTGCGCCGCGAACTTCAGGCGTTCAGTGCCGAGGCTCGCTGGGGTATCGGTCATCGCCAGCCCCACGACATACGCTTTGCCGTTGAGAGCAAACTGCGGCGCCAACTCAATGCTGGAGTAGACCTTTTCCCCTTTGTCGGTCATCTGCTTCATGCGCTCGGAGGGTTCAATCTCCGCGTATAGAGCTGTACGCCCGGCCAGCGGCCCTTCGGAAATATCTTCGGTGCTGAGTGCCGCAACATCCCCCATCGCGCCAAAGTCACTACCCGGATAGGGGGATAGGTAGTGCTCAATGTTGACGCGTGCGCCGTATACCGTCGGATCGTAATTTGCCGCCGCGTCGCGAAGGTGCTGCGGTTGAATTTCGCGGCCATCAACGGTGTTTCCGGAGACTGCGACGCGGAATTTCTTACGTGGTTTTGCTGTGCTTGCCATGTCTGCTTGCTCACGATTCTGTTGAGTTCCCGGTGATGATGGCAGGGCGTCCGGCCCTGTCTCAACGCGTTGTTGTTGTCGGAGAACGGCGACAGCCAGCACCGCGAGAAAGCCCCCGCGCGCGCGGGTTAACCTCCCCGGCAGGACATGGGGGAGACAATGACGGTTCAGGAAACATTCACGAGGCACCGCGCACGACAGCTTTACTGGCAGGGCTACCCGCCGGCGGAAATCGCGCGCCTGATGGGTATCAACCAAAACACGGTTTACGCCTGGAAGAAGCGCGACGAATGGGATGAAACGCCACCGATCCAGCGCGTCACCACCTCGATTGATGCGCGCCTGGTGCAGCTGACTGGCAAGGACAAGAAGAGCGGCGGCGACTTCAAGGAAATCGACCTGTTGACGCGCCAGCTGAAGAAACTGGACAACGGCACGCCGGCCACCCAGCCGAAAAAGAAGGTGCGCAAGAAGCAAAACTTCTTCTCTGAGTCGCAGATCGCGCAGCTACGGCAGAACATCCTGGGGTCGCTGCACTGGCACCAGCAAGGCTGGTATGACAATCACCACCACCGCAACCGGATGATCCTGAAGAGTCGCCAGGTGGGGGCGACCTGGTATTTTGCGCGCGAGGCGCTGATCCGCGCGTTATCTGATGATGTGAAGTACAAGCACCAGCTCAACCAGATCTTTCTGTCGGCCAGCCGCCGGCAGGCGTACCAGTTTCGTAGCTTCATCCGTTCCGCCGCGGCGGAGGTCGACGTCGAGCTGAAAGGCGGCGACATGATCCAGCTGTTCAACGGCGCCGAGCTGCACTTCCTCGGCACGTCTGCAGCGACGGCGCAGTCCTACACCGGCAACCTGTTCTTTGACGAGTTTTTCTGGGTGGGCCAGTTCGCCAACCTGAAAAAAGTCGCCGGCGCTATGGCGACGCTGAAAGGGCTGACGCGAACCTACTTCTCCACGCCATCGGCGGAAAGCCATGAAGCCTACCCGTTTTGGACAGGGGAGGCGTTCAACAAGGGGCGCGCCAGCAGTAGTCGCGTGGAGTTCGACACGTCCTGGAAGACGCTGAACAGCGGGCTGATGTGCCCGGACAAGATCTGGCGCCAGATTGTCACGTTGCAGGACGCCATCGATCACGGTTGGGATTTGACCGATATCGATGAAATCCGCGACGAGAACAGCCCAGAGGAATACGACAACCTCTATGGCTGCCAGTTTATCCGCAACGGCGAATCGGCCTTTGACTACAACATGCTGCTGACCTGCGGCGCCGATGGTTATGACGACTGGCTCGACTGGAAACCCTACGCCATGCGGCCACTGGCCGATCGGCCGGTCTGGATTGGCTACGATCCCAACGGTGCCAGCGGGAAGGGGGACAGCGGGGCGATCTCCGTCAACGCCGTGCCGCTGGTCGCCGGCGGCAAGTTCCGCACCATCGAGACGCAGCGCATCCGTGGCATGGAGTTCGAGGCGCAGGCCAATCTGATCATTGGAATGCTGGATCGCTATAACGTGCAGCATATCGGCATTGACGGGCAGGGGATTGGTGAGGCGGTCTGGCAGTTGGTGAAGAAGAAGTTCCCGGCGGCGGTCTGCTACCAGTTCAACCCGGCCAGCAAGCGCATGCTGGTATTGAAGATGCAGCAACTGGTTCGCGGCGGTCGCTGGGAGTTCGACCGTGGGGAGCGTGACCTGATCACGGCATTCAGCGCGGTGCGCAAAGTGGTAACGCCTGGCGGGGTTATCACCTATGACACCGACCGCAGCCGCGGCGTAAGCCATGGCGACCTTGCCTGGGCGACGATGCTGGCCATTATCAACGAGCCGCTGGGACAAGATGGCGGCAGCACAATGACGGTTATGGAGTATTAACGTGAGCAAACGAAAATCACCGCGGCCGCGCCAGCAGCCCGCCGCAGACACGCAGCTTGATCTGGCGACCGAGCTGCAAAAACTCCCTGGCCTGAGTACCTTCTCATTCGACGGCCCCTGGCCGGTCAGCTCGTCCTACGATCTGCTCGACTCGATGTACTGCGCCGACAACGGCCGCTACTACGACACGCCGATCAGCTGGTACGGTCTGGCGCGCCAGTTCGGCCACGCCAGCTGGCACCAGTCGGCGCTGATATTCAAGCGTAACGTGTTGGCCGGTTGTTTCATCCCGCACAAACTGCTATCGCGCCAGGCGTTCTCCGCCTTCGCCATGGATTGGGTGGTGTTCGGCAATGCCTACCTGGAGCTGCGCCGTAACGTGTTAGGCGGGCCGCTGGCACTGCACCACACGCTGGCGAAGTACACGCGCCGCGGCTCTGACCTGGACACTTACTGGTTTATTCAGGCGGGGCTTGATGATTATCAGTTTCCAACCGGCGCCGTCTGCCATGTGATCAACCCGGACATTCACCAGGAGATCTATGGCATGCCGGAATACTTCGCGGGCCTGCTGTCCGCGAACCTTTCACACTCGGCCGACACGTTCCGCAAGCTGTACTACGACAACGGCAGCCATGCCGGCTGCATCGTCTACGTCAACAGCGCCATCGCCGATCAGGAGAGCCTCGACAAGCTCAAGAAGACGCTGACCGACACGCGCCGCGGCGGAGCATTCAAAAACATCCTACTGCACGCGCCTAACGGCGGTAAGGACTCGGTGCAGATCCTGCCGTTCAGCCAGATCTCAGCCAAGGATGAATTCCTGGGCGTCAAGTCCGCTACACGTGACGATATCCTCGCCGCGCACCGCGTGCCGCCGCAGCTGATGGGCGCCATGCCGGAAGGTAATGGCACCTTCGGCGACGTGGAGAAGGCGGCGCGGGTGTTCGCAATCAACGAGCTGACGCCCATCATGGAAGCCATGAAGCACGTCAACGACTGGATGGGGGAGGAGGTGATCCGCTTCAACCCGTATGCACTGCTCGATGTAGAGTAACCCCGGCGCTGCAGCACGGCCGCCGCTGTCTATGGCGGCCATCCCCTTACAAGTAGCCCCATCACGCGCCACGCCCATCACTTCGAACCGTTCCCCACCGCCAGCCGCGCTATGCGGGCCGCTGGCGCGTTAACGCTCGTTCATCACCTCAATAGCACCACGACGGCGAGAGCCTCACAGCGGCCTATTCAGGCAACACACGCCCCCCTTCCCATACCCCAAAGCGCGCGCTTGCTCCCCCGCCTCGCCTGCGCGCCTCACACCCTCTTTTTTGTGCAAGATCCAAAGTAGATCGAACCCGCGCCAGTACTGGCGCAGGTTTGCAATGGGGGAGATCGAATTATTGTGCAAAATTGTGCACATTTTTGCATCTGTGAGGTTAGGCAAAAATGGAAACTAACAGAGCTATTAAAGCGACCATAACGGAAAAGGTTGCCAATAGAATGACCGCGGTATTTGTCATCCGTGAATAATAAAATTCACGCATGCTTTTTATACGTTCATCCCTTTCCTCTGCGTTATGACTCTCTGGGTCAGGGAAGGTTTGCCGATATGCCTGAAGGACTTTTTCTTCAATAGCGTTGTGGAATTCTTTATTCCACGGGTCTGTAAAATCGATAAATGCCCTGACAATTTTTTTTCTTAACATTTGTCGAATTCCTTTTATGTTATTGAAGTATTAGGCGTGTTTCATGCGCTCATTGAGGGTTTCAACAATAAAAGCATTGACCGAAACCTCATGTTCTTCCGCTGCCTGGTTCAGCCGTTCGCCGAACGATTCCGGGTAGCGCAGGGTGAACGTCTTGATTTTTTCCTTGCGCGCGTATGGCTCGATGCCGGCGGCGCTGCAATCGTCCAGATATTCGCGCAAGGAGATCTCTCCCTCCGTTTTCAGCCCCTGGATGCTGTCGGATACGAAATCGCAGTAACCCGACAGGCCGAGGAATTTACCGCGGAATGCGCCCAGCTCAGGAACAAAGCTGATTACCGCCGGTTGCCCGGCGATCTCCATGGTATTTGGGGTTGCTGCTGCTGTTTTCGTCATGGCTTAACTCCTATGCTTTCCAGCCATTCGCGGAGGTTGACCACCGCGCCTTTGTCCGTGTCCGGCGATGGGTGAGGGCGGTGAAAGTTGGCGATGCTGCCATTAAGCAGTAACTTGCAACGTGAACCGCGGCCCTCTTTGACTTCGCCACCCAGCGCCTTTATCAGTGATTCCACATCTGACCATTTGATCCCGGAGAGAACAGGTGTTTTAAATATCTGTTCTAACGTGTTTTTTTGCCGCTTCCTTAACGCTGAAACTTGTTCTTTCATGTCGCAGTCCGTGAAGTCACTTTATGAAGTCATTTTGATGACTTGATAATATGAAGTCAAGTTGTGAAGTCACTTTATTAGCTTGTTCTAAAATCACTGATGATATCCTCGCAAAGATCGACACATTCATTGCAGATGTATACCCGCGGGCCAGCTATCATCCTGTTAACTTGATGATTACTCTTTCCACAAAAGCTGCAAAAGTACTCTTTGATTTCACCGGTTTCTGATGGTGCAGGGGATTGGCGTTGCTCTTTTTCTCCCATTCCTTCAAATAGTTCGTGATTTTTCCTCACGATACGGGCACACCCAACTAATTCATCTGCGGTGATGTTCGCGGTCAGCATGACGTTTTGTAGGCGGCTGGTGATACCGGCCATCTTTTTGGCGTGGTCGCTGTGATGATCTGGTTCTGGAACGTGGTGACGGTGTAGTTCATGTGGCATAAATCCCCCTTATTACGGTTCTTGATGCGTTTCTAATAATGCGGCCATGATCGCTACGCGCTCGGCAGCAGGCAGGGCGCTGTAGTTTCGTGCCCAGCGCTCCGCCTTACGCTTGATTCGTTGGCGATCGATGTAGTTCGCGCCGGCAAAGGCGTGGCTGTAGGCGTTCCCTTCGGCAAATTTCATCCATAGCTGCTCGGTGCGCGGGCCGCCGGCGGCTTACGCAGCATAATGGCGCCGCCGCCGAGGTGCGTTTCGATGTAAGTATCATGTGGCGGCATTTGGCTGATGATCGCCTGGTATGCTCCGCTCGCCGCCTTGCTCCCCAAATATCCCATTGTCGGTACCCCATGGTTGTAAATGACGGTGCTGCAGCGCAGCTGTTTTTGCCTATGTCGCGTTATGGCCAGAACAGACAAATGCGTCTATGACTGCCGGCCAACATCGCCGTTTATGGCTGTGCTCGATGCTTTTTCAGTTCAAACACGCGGCTCATGATGGCGCTGCGTTTTTCCGCGTAGCTGGCCGGCGCCTCGCGGATGGTTCCATCTGCTCCAGCCCGCCAGCGCTTGCCGTTCAGCGACAACTCATCACCGCCGGCCAGCTTTTTCGCTTCCAGCTCGGTCAGCTCCAGGCCGATCGAAGCCGCAAAATCGGTTAGCCGATCGAGATGCTGCGCCGATTTTTCGGCACGTTGGTGCTGCGCGGGCTGCTTGCTTCGCGTTTTTTCGCTTCTGCTATCAGGTATTCGTTGAAGGCCCGCCGTTCTCGGCGCGTCATCCCCTCAAAATCGCCCCCAGGCGGCCAGCTGGCACAGCCATTTGCATCTATATCAGGGGGCAAAAGGCCGGAATTACTGCCCTGTCTGTCTTCCTCCTGCTGCGTTCCGCGTACAGTTATTGACAGAACTCCGAGGGGCGGCGCTGCCGCCTGAAGGTCAACGGCCGAACCCGGATCGGCGCTGGCCGGGACAATTTTGTAGGTGTTCAGGCGGGTGTAAATCATCGGTTGCGTCCTGGCGAACGGCGAGTAAACGCCGGCGATCTTGCTGATGTCGTCGCCGTAATCGTTGCCGTTCTCGGTGATGTCGTAGCCGATGCGCACGCGGATGTGACGACGCTCGACTAACGGGCCGCCCTGGGCGTCGGTATACCCGGCCCAGTCGCCGGCATCTGCCGCGATGTGCGCGGGCGAGATCTCCGGGTGCAGGAACAGGTCGCGATCGCGCAGCCGGCGCAGCTCGCGGTATACCGTGACCGGGGCGCCGCCAATCTGCTGAAACTGACGAATACGCCAGCGAGACGCCCAGGCGTTTACGCGCTTGGCGATATCCTTCAGCGGTTTGCCTGTGTCGTGATCCAGCTCGTCGTCAAGGGCGTACCCGTCGATATTTTTCGAAATGTATTTCGCGATGTAGCCCGTGGCGGAGCCGAATTGCTCATCCATTGGCTTAACGCTGAAACGGTATTCGGCGGCGCCTGGCTCATCGCCATCAACCTGCAGCGCATAGCGCCGGAAGATGTCGCGTGCCTGCTCGATGTGCTCAGGCTTGAGAAACAGCAACAAATGCCAGTGCGGGGTTTCGTCGTGGTGTGGCTCGGTGACGCGGAAGCCGAACACGCGAATGCCGGCGCGCTTCCACGACGCCCGCACCTTTGACCATACCTTGCATAGATAGCGCTGGGTTTCGCGCGGGCTGGCGCCGCGGTATTTGTTATTGCGGCGTCCGGTCTTGCTTTGCATCGCGTGGTACTTCGACGGCGCCGTCAGGGTGTAAAACTCGCCAGCAAGATCGCGGGCCTTCGCCAAATCTTCAAAGCCGCGCATGCGGTTCATCAGCTCAGCGCGGCGCACTGCCGGATTGGCGACGCTGCCGTCCACCTTATCGACCAGCGAAACGCGTTCGCCGGTGTCCACGTCTTCGAGTTCCCGCGACTTCAAAAACTCGCGGTTGGCTTTCTTCTGGGCGTGCCATTCTTTCAGGCATGGATCGCTGCAGTAGGGCGTCGCCTTATCGCTGACGTAGCCCGCGGCGATCATGAGGTGCTCGCGCCACTGGTCATGGAGGCGGCGCAAACGGCGCAACCACCATGCCGGTGATTCGAGGCGCGCGACGGCGCGCGTTGCATCTTCCGCGCTCAACTGACCGCAGCAATATTGCTGCCAGCCCGGAGCGAACATATTCAGATGCTGGGTTAAGTAGCCGATGCGGCCATAGGCATAGATCACGGCAAAGGCCAGATCGTCAGCGGCGGCGGCCCAGTAATCGCAGAGGCGAACAAACTCGCCTGTCATGCAGTCGGCCAGCCTGTGCGCCAGGCGCTTGAGGTCTTTTTTCCCGCTGTACGGGATGCGGAAGAAATCATCGCGAAAGGCGATCAGAGCCGGCGGCACCTGGCCGATCTGGTACTGTTCGTTGACTGCATCGATGCGCGGCAGTACGTGGCGCTCAAAGGTATTGACCAGCCAGCCGTTAGCGGCCTTCATTCCCTTGCCCTGCTCGAGGCTGTTCAGGCGCTGGGTGTAATAGCGCCGGACATACTGGGGAAGGGCAGCCATCCGCCGGCGCAGGCGGCGCGGCGCGGGATCGGCAACGCTAGTCTGACCGGCGATATCAAACAGGGGAACGCGCACCGGCTCGCCGGCATGGTTGGTTGCACCGAATAGCTGGATCGATGCCGGTTCGTCGGCGCGTTCGGTGACAATGGCGTCGCGCTTAGCGTTCCAGGAGTACGCGTATTCAAAAGCAACCGCGCCGCTGCCCGGATAGGGTAGCGGCGGGGAAGGTTGGCACCGTCCGCGTGCGTTGCTTGTCATTCGCAAACGCCGGCGTAAACGCTACTGCAAGCGGTGTGATCGTTCATGGCGGCAATCAAATCGAACTGCTGCCCACCCCTGGTGGTTAGAGCCCAATCGCGATAGGTTTCGATGCCATGTGATTCAACTGTGATGCACTCGATTCGGCTTTCCGACTTTTTCGGATCTTGCGTAGCAGGAAAGAAGACGCTGTTCTGGCGACGAGAACAAGCGGCGACCAGCTTTTCCCATCGAGCAACGCGGGCTATCTCCTCCGGCCAACGGGTAAAAATCTCGGCCAGCTCGGATTTGCATGCGTGAATGCATGGCATGCAGCCGACGCGGCTACAGCCTTGTGTGTACAGCGGATTCGGCTTGATGCCGTGATGTTTGGCAATCGCGAAAACGTCGGCATGTTTCCAATCGAGAATTGGCCGATAAATATTTAGGCCCGGCGTTTTATCGGCATCGGTTTCCCACGCGGGCAAACCTGCGCGTTGTGGTGATTCCTCCGCTCGCACCCCCTGCCAACTAATCACCTCGTCGTACTCTTCCAGCAAAGGTACAACCAGCTGATCACGGATTGGGATGTGCTTTAACTCGAATGTACAGAAGCGGGCCATTGTTGACGGGAAACGGCCCTTCCACATACAGAGATCAAGGAATGGCACGCCGGTTGGGTGAAGGGTTTCGAGCGCCAAGGCGACGGTTTCTTCCGCTTGCTGCTCGGTTAATCCGCATTCCTTTACCAGCGACACTGGCCAGTTCTCGGCAATAAACCGGCGCTTACCTTCAATGCGCGCGGTAAAGTCGGCTTTGACGCGGCGAATCGGCCCTAACTTGGATTCGAGATAATCCAGGTATTTCATTGTTAACGGGTGTTCGTGGCCGGTGTCAGCAAATGCGGGAATAATCTTGACGCCGGCAGCAAGTGCAAGCAGCCATTGCGCCAGGCTGTCTTTGCCGCCGGAAATACTGATCACGTTTATGGCGTCGGTAGCGAAGACGCGATCGTCGATCAGCGCCGTTCCGGCAGGATATGAGATAGCACGCAAAGGCATCAGCATTTGAACGGCCCCCGCTCGATACTCAGCATCACGTAACCCGGCGCCCATTCGGCCAGGTCGGTGATGTGGGTGATACGCACCCAGATATGCTCGCCGGTAAACCCTTCCAGGTGACCAAACTTTGTATAGCCGTTCAGACTCAACAGATCGCCGACGGCAAAGTCACGGTCGTTAATACGGAATTCGGCTCTTTTCGCGCCACAGTTGACGGCGGCGAGGTGTTCCGGGTGGATCTTCATGTGGTGTTTTTTCACGATGCCGCCCTCATTGTCGCGATGATCTCGCCAGCTTTTGCCCGGCTCGCCGCTTTGGCGCTTACAGAGCGGCGGGCGGTGATCGAGGTGATAGCGAAATCGGCATACAGCGCTTTGGCTGCGTCCGTCTCGCTGTTCGAGGCCACAACGTGGCGGCCCAGCTTGGCGGCGATACGTAGCATGCGCGCCAACTTGCGCTGCTGCTCGCTGGTAAAGCCGTCAGTGTGATAGCTGGTAAAGCTGGCGGTGGCGCTGGCTGGGATGTACGGCGGATCGCAATAAATCACGTCGCCGGCCTGGGCCATCCGGATCGCCTCTGGGAAGGTGCAACACATGAAAATGGCTTTCTTGGCCTGCGCCTTTTCTGCGAAGGCTCTGATCTCGTCTTCAGGGAAATAGGGCGCCTTTCGATGACCGAACGGCGAATTAAACTCGCCGCTCAGGTTGTAGCGGCAAACGCCGTTGAAGGTGTGGCGGTTCAGGTAAAGGAACTGCGCCGCACGGTAGATGAAATTGCTGTCACAGCGCAGATTGAAGTCAGCGCGCACGCCGTAATATCCCTCCTGATCCGGGTGTGCGTTGAACAGATGGCGCGCTTCGCGGATCAGCACCTCAGGATGGTTTTTGGCGACGTTGTGAAAATTAATCAGATCGGCATTGATGTCGCACAACAGATAACTGTCATAGTCGGTATTGAGGAAAACAGCGCCTGAGCCGACGAACGGCTCAACCAGGCGCTTACCTTCCGGCAGGTGCTGGCGCAGAGTGTCGATAATACGGGCTTTGCTGCCGAGCCATTTAAGGGCGGTTCTGTTCATGACTTACCCCTTGATATGCCGTGCTTTGGCTTCGTGGATTTCCTGGCAGGTAACGCAGCGCGTTACGCCATGGACGATGGCGCGGCGCGCTTCAGATATCGGCGCGTCGCAGGTTTCACAGGTGAAAGCAGAAGGCCCGCATTGCTGCGGGCGGGCGTTGGCGATTTGAGACTCAAGAATCAGCTGGTGCCGTTCTTGTGCCATATCGATCTGATCAGCCATTGCGAGGTGCTCCGGCTATGGTTTCGCGATCGTGATAGGAGCAAGGAATGTTCGTCAGCACTTTTACCGCTACGGCACCGAGCTGCGCCGCGGTTCTGCGAACATCCTCAAGCGAACCACGGTGTAAAATGTGGCGGTCGATTGCTGTTTTTAATTCAGCAGCTTTATTATCAACAACCCATCCTGCCTCTTCAGGAGCATCCATTCGTCTTGGCAGGTTTTCTATTTCCTCAATAATTTGTTTAATAGCTTCAGTTTTCAGCGATTCATTAGGTAATGCCCATTCACCGACAAACAGTGTCTTTTGATCGCGTAATCCTGCTGCAAATGCCGCCTTAAACTTGCTAATGGCAGCTTCATCGATGCCTTCGCAATTAATTACCAACTTTATTTCATTCGCGGCTTCACTTTTTCCCAAGTCTTCAATAAAGCTTAAAGATGAACGGAGTTCATGAATTAGTGTTACGCGCACGTCACTTGGTGCGTTAGCATAAATAAAGCCAATTGCACGATTTACAGCGTTCATTGCGTCTTGTTTGTTAGCCATCATTTTCACCGTTAATTGATTAATCGTAATTACGTTGTTCAGGCTGCAAACACTGCCGATTAAAGGCGCGGCAGAACTTGCAATAGCGGTAGGCAACCCAGCCAGCCAACCCAAACGCGACAACCGCCCAAACGGCGGCAAGAGTGAGGAAGAAGGCCATCATTGAGGCTTCTCCACTTTTGGTGCGTCGGTAGACCGGCGGATGTTGATCCAGTCCTTCAACGTGCTTAATACCTGGTCGCGGGTGAAGTTATCCGCAGCCAGTCGGTCAAGTTTGCTTTCCAACAGTTCAAGCAGTTGCAGCCGCTCAGAGCGGCGGGCATTCATAAACGCTTTGTGTAATTCGTCGTCTTGCATATCCCCCTCCTGATTTCAGGGTGTAAGAAACCCGCCACCATGAAGGCGGCATCATTTTTAATAACGCTGTTTAATTAATCGCAGTCAGTAATATTTATTAATGACGGAATGTCGCGATTTAACTTTTGTAGAAGTTTTATTCCTCGGAAAACGGCCCGCCTTTCTGCGTAACTCATTTCCTCGAACTTCATTTCGAGGTGCCGAGCCGTTAACTTTGTACGACTGTCAATATTGCCTAATGTGCAAATGGCTTTTTTTTCACTCGCCATCAGCTTGTTATAAAAACAGGCAGTGTGATTTTTATTTTTAGCGCGCGCCAGTAATGACTTAGCATTATTGACGAAACACTCAGCGGATTTTATTTGCTCAACTGTCATGCTCATAAAAGCCCCCACACTGTTGCCTATCTGGGAGCGCATCCCGTGACGCCAATCACCCACCGTTAAAGGTTGAGATGCGCTCTCAGATAGGGCCGGGTGTCCCCGGCTAAGCTGAAATTTCAGGTTGCGGAATATCGCCGTTGTTGCAGCGCATGATCAAACGATCGATAACGGCCGCGGCCGGGCCATCTCCAGCAGCCTCTGCCGTACTCAGCAGGCCAGTCAGGCCGATGCACAGGCGGAAGGCGTAATCGTTCAGCGATACCTGGCGAACCTCTGGCGCCACAGCGGAAGCGCTGCGCAGATTGTCCGTTTTGGTGTGGTACTGCAGCAGCAGCGTGTCGATCAGAATGCGGTAAGGCTGTTTCATGCTGGTGTGTCCTCTGAAAATGGCGCCGGCTTTTTGCCGTAGCGGTGCCAATACTTCGCGGCGTTCTCGATAACGATGCTCGCAGCAGGGTGGCCGGCATAGCGCGCGGCGTCTGCGATACGTCCGAGATTGATCACTGCATTCGCCGATTCGTCGACCGCGCGCTCAGGTTTCATGTACTGCATGCGCTTGTCGTATTGAGCGATCACGGCGTTTGCAGCGTCGTAGAATGGGTTGCCGCTCATGCTGGTCTCTTGCCGTTGATCATCTTGTCCACGGTGCGCATGGCTTCCGCCAGCGCGAAATCACGACCGAAATAATCCCCGTTGCTCACCAGCTGGTAGGCCGTGCGATTCGTTTCGCTATGGCGCGGGCACTTCTGGATAGTGAACCCGCGATAAACGAAAGTGTGTTTCGACAGCTGGATCAGAGCGTGCTGGCGGTTCATGTTGCAGACTCGCTGCTGAACATGTTTACCCCCATATCATTAGCCAGCTTATTCGCCTTCTTGATCCAACCGTTGCGCCAGTCCTGGCGCTCTGGCGGCAGTTTGCCCGTGGCTTCGTGAACCATTTCTAACCACTCATTCCAAAGAATCAGAAGGCGGCGGGCACTGCCATCTTCGCCCACAACTTCACGCTCTGTGACCAACGGCAGTTGGCGACGATCCATCATGTGACGAACAGCAGATTCACTCTTGCCGGTACGGCGGGAAAATTCATCAGCGGTGATGGGGTCGGGAATCTTAAACAACGCGCTCAAAACTGCATCTTTCATGTGATAATCTCCATCTTTGGGGTATTACTCGAATCTATACCCCATACATGCGGTTTATGTAGTGATATTACGATCGATATGGGAGATTTGCAATATGCATATGAGCATTGGCGTCAAACTTAAACTTATGCGTGAGAGTGAACGCCTAACCAGCCGGCCAGAGGTAGCCAAGATGCTTGGCATTGGCAATGATGCGCTATGGCGTTATGAGGAAGATAAAACCGTTCCTAACACCGAGGTAATTACCAACATTTTGAACCATCCGAGGTTTGAGAAGTACGCCCTATGGTTTATCACCGGAAAAATCGCCCCTGAATCCGGTCAAATCGCACCGGCTCTCGCACACTTTGGGCAAGAAGAAACAACCTCACCACACTCAGACCAAAAGACTGGCTAAGTGTTTATCTTGCTTATCTTTATGAAAACTATCGCGTAACAGCTTGTTATGTAGTGACAAATAATGTGTTTACCGGAGGTGCCAGCTATGACCGTTAAGCTGCTCGAAGGTGGACGCTATAAAGTGGATATTCGCCCGCGTGGAGCGGCAGGACGCCGAATTCAGCGGATTTTTGATAAGAAGGCTGATGCTGTTGCTTTTGAAAAATATGTTCTCAGCAACATGCATAACAAAGAGTGGCTGGACAAGCCAGCAGATCACCGGCGCCTGACAGAATTACTTGCCAGGTGGTGGGCCCTCGAAGGCCGTAGCCATAAATACGGCGAAAAGCGGCAGCGAGAGCTGGGGAAGCTGATCGGTGATATGGGTAACCCGCGTGCTTCACAACTGGTGAAGGGGTTTATTACTGAATACCGCTCTCAACGTTTATTCGAAGGTATCAAGGCATCAACAATCAATAGGGAGCTGACGACACTTAGAAGCATGTTCCGAGTGTTGATAGAAGCGGAAGACTATCACCACGAAAACCCGCTGAAGGGCATCCCGGTACTGAAAGAAGAAAAGCCGGAAATGTCATATTTAACGGAGAGGGAAATAGCTCTATTGCTGTCAGTATTGACCGGGGATGCCAGAAGACTCGCCGTGCTATGCCTTAGCACTGGCGGACGATGGGGGGAATCGCACAATATGCTGGCTCAAAATGTAATCCATGGAAAGGTTACGTTCACCAAGACCAAAAACGGCCGGGCTCGAACCGTTCCGATCTCTGAAGAGGTCATGGGTTACGTCAAGACGGTCAAAACAGGCCGCTTGTTTAACGTGAGCTATCGCGAATTTCGCGAAACTCTGAAGGCGTTAAAGCCTGATCTTCCGAAAGGGCAGGCAACCCACGTTCTGCGGCATACGTTTGCGGCTCACTTCATGATTAACGGAGGTAATATTCTTACGTTAAACAAGATATTAGGGCACGCCACGCTGGAACAAACGATGGCATATGCGCATTTTTCGCCTGATCATTTAAACGATGCATTGGCGCTTAATCCGTTACGGTCTGGCATCCAGATCTCATCCATCGATATGGCGTCTGCTGGTTAACGCTGACACCCCAAAACTGAGACAACCTATTGATAGCTCGTAAAAACCAAGGGTTATCAAGGGCGGAAAACCCCGCTTCGGCGGGGTTTTTTTATGTTCGCGCACCGCCCGGTTATTACATGGCGCAAATAAAGCCCGTTTTGTGCGACTGTTCCGCCGATTGGCATTCCGCCCCCTACGCATAATAGCGCTGACTCTCTTATCCGCAGGTTTAAGACATAGTGAGCGATCTGTATACCGCCGAAGGCGTGATGGACAAAAATTCTCTCTGGCTGCGCTACGTCCCGTTAGTGCGCCACGAGGCGTTGCGCCTGCAGGTCAGGCTGCCCGCCAGCGTGGAGCTTGACGACTTGCTGCAGGCCGGGGGAATCGGGCTATTGAACGCCGTTGAGCGTTATGACGCCCTACAAGGAACCGCCTTTACCACCTATGCGGTGCAACGCATTCGCGGCGCGATGCTCGACGAGCTGCGCAGCCGCGACTGGGTGCCGCGCAGCGTGCGGCGCCATGCGCGCGAGGTCGCGCAGGTGATGCGGCAACTGGAACAGCGTTACGGCCGCCCGGCGAGCGAGACGGAAGTGGCGCAGACGCTGAATATCTCGCTGGATGAGTACCGTCAAATTCTGTTGGACACCAATAACAGCCAGCTTTTCTCCTACGACGAATGGCGCGAAGAGCATGGCGAGAACGCGGAACCGATGCTGGAAGGGCATGAAGAGGCCAACCCGCTGCATCACCTGTTGGAAGGCAGCCTGCGCCAGCGGGTGATCGACGCCATCGAGGCGTTGCCGGAGCGCGAAAAAATGGTGCTGACGCTGTATTACCAGGAAGAGTTGAATCTCAAAGAGATCGGCGCCGTGCTGGACGTCGGGGAATCCCGCGTCAGCCAACTGCACAGTCAGGCGATCAAACGGCTGCGCGCGCGGCTGGCGAACGATACCTGA